TTTTCCTGGGTTATGCTTTAAAGGAACGCTTAATTACCTCGGCGTCTTCGCGCACAGAAATTCGCTTATATGTTTTTGAGCTTACATCAACAAAAGCATCTACATCACTGGCCTTTTCAGACCACCACGGGTCATACGGATTAAACTTAAACTTGTCCCCAACTTTCAAATCACGAAACAATATTTTCATTTCCAATCTCCTATTACCTGATAGGACTCACCCAAAAACACGCGTCCAATCAATCGTCTTGCAAAACTAAACTTACCCTCAACCAGTGAGCCGTTTTTTCTCTTCATTTGCCAGTAATACGTTTTCATAAAATAATTCCTCCAATCATAAAAATATTTACACATAACAACCAAATCAAACGGACTTAGCCGTTCCTTATCTGTATAGGCTCAATATATAATTAATATAATTATTTTGCAAATAAAAAATATAATTTATTGCAATTCTTTTGCTTTATTCTTGTATCTATCTCTTATTTCTTTAATTTCTTCAATGCTTAACTTTATTGGATCGTGCGGCCCTTCTAGCCATTTAAGTGATTCTTCACCTATTTTCTTAGCCAGGTTAATGCGGTATTCAACTATGTTGCCCGACTTATGGTTATTACATACACTGCACTGCTTATGACAATTCAGCTCATTAAATCTCAGTTCAGGATGAGCGCCTACGGTTCTGTAATGCCCTGCATGGTATTGGCCCTCGTGGTATCTACCGCACGATATACATGGATCGTTCTTATCTCGAAGCCTGATAAATTTATTAAACTCAACTTGAGCAAGCCTTAACCAGTCTGACCTACTCATTAACTTTTGCTTGCGCTCTTTAAGCTCTTTCCTATTCTCTTTTTCTTCCTTCTCTTTAGCCTGCATTCGAACAAATAAAATACCGCATTTCGGACTGCACACTTTTTGAGTGCTAATCCAAGGCGTAAACTCTGTTTCACATATTTTGCACTTCTTTGGTTTAGGTTTACGCTCCATAATGATTAGCCTCTTTTCTACTGTTAGCGTTTTGCGATCTCCAAACTTCCACCCGCTTTTCTGCTATGGTCATTCTCCATCTTAAGCTTTCTGACTGCTCTATAGCCTGCTTTAGCCCTTCTAGTAGCTCTGTATACTCTTGATGAGAATAAGCATAAGATTCGCGCTCTTGGCCTGTTTTAAGCCCTTTCTGTTCAGCCTCTACCATTAGTAAAGCTTTCTTGGATTTACGGAACTCTTTTAGGTATTCCGCTTCTGCTTTTGCTTTTGCATAATCATCTACAGAGTTGCGCCAGTCGTTAATTAGTTTTTCTATGTTCATTCAACTCCCTCTTCAACTGCTTAATCTCTTTATACAAGCGCTTAATAGTCTCTGACTGCTGTTTATCTCTGTTTCTTAGCTCAGATATAATCATTGACTGCTTAGCTATCTGCTGGCTGTCTTTTTGTCTGTAATATTCTTCTGTGTTCATTTTTTATGCCTTAAAAACTATTCGAACTTATCGGTCTTTTATCTTCTGTCTCTCTCGCCCTTTGCGCCCTATCGGCTTCAACGTCTCGAAACACACCACCTTCTAAAGACAAATAACCCGTACCTGTTCCGCCGTGTCTATTTAATCTCAAAATGGCTTCGGTTAAATTAGGATCTTCATAATTTTCGTTGTAAACACCCTCTCTATACAATCCAATCCACACATCACAATCTTGCTCAATCTGCCCTGTGTCTCTTGAATCGCTTGGGTGCGGCCTTTTATCTGGCCTGCTTTCTAATTGTCGGTTTAATTGAGTAAGCAAAAGAACCACGCAATTTAACTCTTTAGCCAGATTCTTAAGCCCTTTCGTAATCTTTCCATAGGCCAAATCGTTTCGCTCTGCCTTCTCTCCTTCCATGAGCGTTAGATAATCAACAGCAATCAAGTCTACTTTTGATTTTCTATTAAGACTTCTGCACTCCCTTTGAAGAAAACCTAATGTTATCCCCGGCTTCTCGCACATATAAATTTCACGATCTTTTAGTCTTTCAGTTCCAGATATGATGCTGCTACAGGTTGATTCATTCCATGTTTCATAAAGATCACCCATGTTAGCGCTAGTTGATGTTGCCAGCATTCGCTCATAAGCGTTGTTATTAGGCATCTCCAAATTAAACATAGCTACGCCCTTTCCATTCTCTGAAAAATGATCAACTAATCTTGCCAGAAAACTTGTTTTGCCCATTTTTGGTCTAGCACCCACAACCACTAAAGATCCATCGGGGATATATGCTGGTTTTAATATGTTATCTAAAGATGGAATCCCTGTAGTATTGCCTGTTATCTCTCCTTTCTGTCTTTTCTCTGCAATTTCTACCCAGTCCCTTGCTACATGCTTAATATGCCTTAAGCTATTCTCGTCCGATTCTAGTGCGTTTTCTTGTATGCTGTAGATTAGGCTATCTAGCATACCTAAGCGCTGCGAGATGGTTCCGTACTCGCTCTGATTGAGTGTTTGAATGGCTTCAAAGAGTTTTCTTTCTGCATATCGCTGAATTGAGTGCTCTCTTACAATATTTGCATACTCAACCAAGTTTTCGTTCAGTACGGTTTCCGATGCCATTTGAGCAAGTCTAGCCATTCCTCCGTATAAACCATATTCCTCGTTGTTTTCTAATCTCTTATCAACAATAAGTGGATCAAACCCTTTCCCTTTTGAATTCAAATCGCAGATTGCAATAAATACAGTTCTGGCAAACTCGTTTGAAAAATTTGCAGGCTTTAAAATATTTAACACTTTGTAAGCTATGGGTGAGTCTCCGCTTTCTAAAAGCAGTAACCCGCCAATTACCCTTTCTTCTGCTTCGTTTTTATTCTCCATTAGTAGCCACCGCATCTTTAACTTCTGCATAACAGCGATCTGAAATGAAGTAATCAAACTTACAGACTCGAGTGTTGCCCTGATTGGTTTGGTAGGCTTGAGTCATCCACTGGCAATGGTGGTTGATTGCGTCTAAATAAATCGAAAATCGCTCAATAGTTAGCTGGTGCTTTTTAACAAAGTTCCTGAGTTTTGTTTTCCTTGAGTCTGTAAGCGTTCCAACTCTTGTATTGTTTGGTAGCTTTTCGTGGTAAAGATCGACATACGACTTATAGTCAAATTTAACCTTTTTAACTTCTTTCCCTGATCCTTTCTTAATTAGAAATTCAACAGCATTAGAGTAAGACCTGGATTCAGACTCCATAAGATTTCTTACTAATTCATCAACTTCCTTACTGATTGTTATCGCTTTGTTAATCTTCATCTACACGACTCCATGTAATTCCAACTAAAGCTTTTTCCATTGTTCTAACGTGTACACCGTACCTTTCAGCCAACCCTTTAGCACTGTATAAATCCTGCAAGTCTCTGATCGCTTGTCGCGCTTCTTTGTATAATTTACGTGCTTCTTTTACAGTTTCTTCCGTTAATTTTGACTGCGGCAATTCGCTGCCACGTTTAACTTTCATAAAATTAAAAGGATCATCAATCATAACAACACCATCTGCTTATCTTCTTCTGTGGCCTCTTTTATGACTATCTTTTTAAGCTTAGTCACATGGCCGCCGACTTTTTGAACGCACTCAGGGCCATAAATCCTCCCGTTGTGCGTATATGCTTTTTTATTCGTTTACCGCATCTAAAACAATTCATGCTGAACGTCACTAGCAAGCGCGATATTGCGTTTGGCCAATTCAAAATAACTAGGTTTTAACTCTGCGCCGATGGCTTTACGGCCTAGCTTGAGAGACATATAAACCTCACTACCGATACCCATGAATGGAGTCCATACAACATCCCCAGGCAATGACCAAAGCTGCAAGCAACGCTCGATCACATCAAGTTGTAACGGGCATATGTGCTTTTCATCGTCCGAATCTCGGCCTTCCCTGAAATTCAAAGTATCAGTCTCGTTGATATCATCCCAAACAGGGCTGGCGTATTTCTGCCAAACGTCAACGCTAGTGTTATGTTCTGACGGCATCCAGAAATGGCTACCATCTTCTCTTTCTACTCGGGTGAATCCTGGAGGCGGATTATCGCCAACGTAGTATTTAAACTCGCCTGCAACGGGTTTAGGGTTCTCTCCTGGCTTTCTCATAACAACAATATAATCAGGAATACCCATGCGCGACATTGCGGAGTCTTTTTTAATGGTTTTATGAAGCAATCCAAGCGCCTTTGTTCTCGTCATTGCTACTACTGGATTTTTCCAGATGCAAACCTCAGAGTGATAAATAAACCCTGCTTCCTGATACGCTCTGATTAAATCCCCTCTAAAATCACTAACACCAATAAACCCATCTTTAACTTTGCTTGTTGGTAAGTTCATACAATGGATAGCAATGTTTCTCCCAGGCTTTAATACTCGGAACTGCTCTTTGATTAGGAACTTGTATTGCTCCCAAAACTCATCATTTGATTTTACGTTACCCATATCCCGATCAGAGTTTGAATATGTGTAAAGCGATGCGAAAGGAGGGCTGAACATCGAGAAGTCTACTGACTCTGAATCCAATGATTGAGCTACTTCAACAGTATCAGCGTTATAAATTGCATAGTTTTCTTCGATTACTTGGTCAATTACATTCATCATTAAAATCCTGGCTTAATCATTTTTTCTAGTGTTATGTAGTCAGATTTATCTAGTGTTACTCCGCGAATTTCAGACATTGTAAATTCACGCATCACGCCTGCCATTTCTTTTCCCATTTGATCATGTTGGGATTGTTTTCTTCTGATGTTATCAAGTACTCCGCCTTCACGATCTGAAATAACAATATGAACATCTACTGGCTTTGTTTGTCCGAACCGCCAGCAACGCCTAACAGACTGATAAAACGCCTCAAACGAATCTGATAGCCCAACAAAAACCATTTTATTGCAGTGCTGCCAATTCAAACCAAACCCTGCTAGAGACGGCTTAGTTACAATTTGCTTAGACTCGCCATTAGTAAAACTATTAATCAATCGCTCTTTTAATTCTGGTTTTTGGCTTCCGAATACTTCAATAGATTGCTCTGATAGGTCGTGAACTAAACTTGATTCATCATTCAAGTTGCACCATGCGATTGCTGGCTCATCCCATCCATTCATTAACTCAGATGCTTTTGTGCATCGTTGGTCAACTGAGTCGCGTCTGGCTTTATTTCTTTCCTGTAGTCCCTGAGCAATAGAAACAAACATATCATCAGTCGGTTCAGTCTCCACAATATGCTCATAAAGGTTTAATGGTGGTAGGTCATACTCTCTCGAGTCATAGCCTAAATCAGCTGGCGTTTTAATCACGACTGCCCAGGTAGCCAACCATTCCCAAAATTTCCTGCGACCATGCCCTTTTAATCGCCATTTAGAAGTGTCAGAACCATCATGAATGAAAAAAGTAGATAGCATTTCAACCTGAGAAAGAACGCCTAAGAACTCTGATTGTGTACCTAGTTCCATAAAATCATTGGGCGATGGTGTTGCTGTACAACTCAAGCGATAAGCAATAGTTGATGCAAAATCAGTGATCTGCTTTCTTATCTTGCCCGTCATGCCTTTTAGAATACTTGATTCATCCAAAACAATGCCGCCATAGGTTTCAGGATTAAAGTTTTTAAGCATTTCATAGTTAGTTACATGAATATCGCATCCTGTTATTCCTGGCTCTCGAATATATGCGGCTTTAATGCCGAATTTATCGCCCTCTTTTACTGTTTGTTGAGCTACACACAAAGGCGTTAATACTAGAACAGGCAGCCCAGTTTCAATAGACACCTGGCGCGCCCAAGATAGTTGCATAATAGTTTTACCAAGCCCAGTATCAGCAAAAACAGCCGATCTACCTCGACGACAAGCCCACTCTACAATATCTCTTTGAAAAGGCTTTATTAAATCTGGAAATTCAGAACCCCTTGGCGCAAAACCCGCCTTGATATGTTGATACCGTTTCTTTTCTAAAAAGTCCTCGTACTTCATTATCTATCTCCTTTGTAAGTACACTGTAAAAGTATTAGAAAATAATAGTTTTGTAAAGGATTTTTTTGGTTTGGTTTGAAATTAGTTATTTTGGGAGGCTAAATTTAGACAATAGTGGTCATTAGAGGCGGGGGTAACATGGAATAACAATCACCAGCGCTATTTTATCTTCTATGTACTTTAATCAATCTATTATCGGGCATACAAATTTGGTCAGATTAAGGGGGCATAGACCACGGTAGCATCACACCGCATGTCTTGAAGCAGGTCACAACTCCTGATCAAAGATCCACATTACTAAAACCCGTTTTAGCGCCGCCTCTAAAGCGCCGATTAACTAAAGCTGCCAAGTTTAATTTGTTCTATGAATTGGCTCTAAGGCCGAAGAAACGCCACATAGTTATTTATTCTCGCTATCGTTGGTATACCCGAACGAGTTTTAACTTGGAAATGGCACCCCGTATAGGATTCGAACCTATAACAATCTCGTTAGAAGCGAGATACTCTATCCAATTGAGCTAACGGGGCACACTAAGGCGTGGAAGTAGAAAGGTAAGTGTGTTGCCAGTTGCACAGGCTGGCTGTCTGCATTCCAGATCCTAAGATCAGTCCTAACACACTTAGAAAGGTTTGTGTCTCTGGTTACCGTGTAGACCAGCTAGGCCGGATATTGCAGACACAAAAAAGGGCACTTAGATTAACAGACCCAGTCGGAACGGGGAAAGGCCAAGAAGGAAAACCCACCTGCGCCTGTTATCTAAATACCCTGTTCTTAACCTTTTTCTTACGGGTTCCACACCGTATTACAATTATTATTGTAGCTATATGTACTGAAATATCAAGCACAAAAAAGGCGCGTTATGCGCCAGGTGTTACAAAAAATAAACCCACTCAAAGCCGCCTGACTCTTGCGGTTGCTCCCAACGTCTGATGTACCCTTGCTTGTACATCTTTCTCAATGATCCAGAAGCATGTTGAATGCTTATATCAAATTCATCAGCTATTTCTGATGCTGTTACCTCTCGCTCATCACGAACAACAGAGTAAACCTTTCTATTAAAGTCAGAAATCAACAGATCTTTAATCTCTTTGTTGTTACCCGCTAATGACATATACCTTATTGCTGTTCTATCCATAACTAACCTCTATTGTTTGTTTATGGGTTACTGACTGTGGCCAATCATTAAAGAAAACTTTACTATCTCAAGCACTCCGCAAAACTGAGCAACTGACAACGAGCCATCATACTTCTCTATTAACTTCGATAAATCTCTCTCCAAATCAGCTTGTACACTAAATTTAAAATCAGCATTTAATTCTTTTACTTTGCCTTCACTCATAACTCTTTCCTAATGTAAGTTAGCCTTTCGGCAATACTGCTTCAGCTTTTTTAATAGCTTCACTCGGAAACGATTCCCAGCCATCACATTCACACGCAGTATTAATTAAATCTTGCAGCGCTTTTTCAAGCTCCTTAATCCTTTCATCTTTCTTTATGCATAATTCAGACAATGTCTTTTGGCTGCCTAATGAATACCTATTCATCACTTACCTCTCATTATTTTGCCAAGCTGAAGAACATTTCTAATCAAACTGTAAGCCTCTTCATTTTGTGATAGAGAAGCATCTAAACAAGCCTCTAAATATTCAATTCGTTTTAGCACATCACCATGCTCTGACTTATCTATAACCTGATACCCTTGTTCCTCCAAATGCTTAATGGTGTCTTGTGTGTCTATGAATGCTAAAGCGTCTTTATCGCCTTGTTCGAATGTTGTTTCCATATCTTATCTCCTACATTTTAAGTCTTGATACTTAAGCTCCGCTGTCTTTCTGTCTAGCAGATCCCTTATCTCGTCAGAAAACTTCCACGGTATTTCTAGTGAATGCATATGCACTAAGTTTTTGAACATTATTACTGCGCATTTAAGCTGCTCTAATGTTTTACAGCTTTCTATCGTTTTCTTTACTTTCTGCATGGCTTCGTATTTATTTATTGAAGATTCGCTAATCATTTTTCAGTTCCTTTTTGCCAGCCTTAATAATCAGTTCACTAGCCACATCAAACTGTAATCTGATTGGATTGCCTTCTGCCTTTCGCTTATCGCTTAGTCGCTGCAATTCTTCGTGCGCTTTCTCGCTAATCTTGATCATTTTAAATTTAGTCATTACTTGCTCCTTATCTGTTTTGCTAACAATAGCATAACTTATAAATAAATAAAAAGTTTAATTTTCTGTTTGACAAAATTTAACTGTGTGGTAATCTGATTACAGAAACA